GTACCGGCATATCGAAAGCAGCTGACGGGCTAGACCCAGCTGCGCTGCAGTCCAGCACCCTAATGGCCGTGCAGCAGACCGTAGCCGCCGCCCAGCAGCGCGTAGAACTGGTGGCCAGATTGTTCGCCGATGGCGGCATGACGCAGCTTTACAAAGGTCTTCTGCAGCTTCTAATCAAGCACATCGACAAGCCGCGCATGATCCGGCTGCGCAACCAGTTTGTGCCTATGTCGCCAGACCGATGGAATGCTGACATGGACGTTGTATCCAACGTCGCGCTAGGCAAAGGCGGCGACCAAGAGCGCATGGCTATGCTGCAGCAAGTGGCCGGCAAGCAAGAGCAGATCTTGCAGACGATGGGGCCGCAGAACCCCCTCGTCGACATGAACAACTACTACCAGACGCTGACCCAGATGCTAGAGATCGCGGGATTCAAAGACCCGCTGCGCTTTTTTAAAGATCCAGCGAACTTCCAGCCGTCGCAAGAGCCGCCTAAGCCTGACCCGAACGAGGCGCTTATGCAGGTGCAGATGCAGGCCATCCAGGCAGACATCCAAAAGAAAGCGGCAGAGCTTGAGCTAGAGCGCGACAAGATGATGCGAGAGGACGACCGTCGCAGGGATAAGGACGAGGCCGATATCGCGCTCAAGGCAGCCGAGATCAACGCCAGGTACGGCGCGCAAGTTGATACGGCTCAGATCAAAGCCAATTCAGACAGAGACAGAGAGCTGGTCAAACAACTAGCCGCACAGAGGGCAAATGGCGTCTAGACAACAGGACTTAACCAACATCCAGAGGATGGCCGACGATCCTGACTTTAAGGGGGTGATTGAAAATCTGCGTCTCGATTATTTCGAGAAGTGGTGCAAGGAACGCAAACCCGATCAACGGGAGCGCTTGTGGCTGCAACAGGAAGTTTTAGACGACGTCGTCACGCAGATGCGTGCCGCCGCCGATCAACTGGCTTTCGACAAATATAGGAACGGTTAGATGGATGATAGAATAGATGGAAGCGAACCCCAAGATATGGGGGCTTCCGTTGGAAGCGCACAACAAATTATCGCAGACATGTTGGCTCCTGCAGAGGAGAAAGCCGAACAAGTAAGCGAGACAGTTGATGAGTCCGTTGAGGGCGAGGTGTTTGAAGACGCCGAGTACGAAGAGGCCGACGAGGTACTCGACTCGGATGATGAAGACATCGATCTGGATGACGATGAATACGAGCCAGATGAGGAAGCCGAATCGGCTGACAAATTCACGGTCAAAGTGGCCGGCGAAGAGTTGGAGGTTGATTTAGATGAACTCAAAAATGGCTACTCACGACAAGCAGATTATACAAAGAAAGCACAAGCGTTAGCCGAAGAGCGAAAAGCCTTCACGCAAGATCGCGACGCAGTAGTGCTTGAGCGACAGCAATACGCACAACTACTGGGTGCATTGCAGCAACAACTAGCAACAGACCAGACACAGCAACCTGATTTCGACCGGCTGTATGAGGAAGATCCCATAGAGGCCGCCAGGTTAGAGCGGAATTGGACGAAGCAGCAGCAAGCCAAGCAGCAAAAGATGCAGGCCATTGCCCTGGAGCAGCAGCGAGTTAGAGAAGCTAACGCCCAAGAGCAACAGCAGCAAATGCGCGGGCTTATTGAGCAAGAAGTCCAGCGGCTGCCCGAAGTCATTCCAGAGTGGAAAGACGAGAAACGGGCATCTAAAGAACGCGACGAGTTGCGCACTTATTTAAGTGAGCAAGGCGTTAACGAAGAGGAGATGAATGCCCTCGTTCGCGCCAACCACATCGCCGTGTTGCGCAAAGCAATGCTTTACGACAAAGGTCGTCGCAGGGTGAAAAGCGCAGAGAAAGAGGGTCGCAAGACCCGCGCCGCAAAGCCAGGGTCTAGGGCATCACAACAGCCCGCTAGTAAACGCAGAACCAAAGTCGCTTATCAACGTCTTGCAAAAAGCGGCAGCCGTGATGATGCGGCAGCTTTACTTGAAAGTCTTATTTAGGAAAAAAGACAATGGCTATTATTGCAAACACCTTCACCAAGTATGATGCGAAGGGTCTTCGAGAAGATCTCAGCGATGTGATCTACAGCATCAGTCCTGAGACGACTCCACTTGTTTCAAACATGAGCAAGCGTCGCAGCGTATCTAACACTTTATTTGAGTGGCAGGTTGACTCGTTGAGCGACGCTGCAGCCAATGCTCAGATCGACGGCGACGACCTTTCCAGCTATACCGCAACGGTTGCAACGTCCAGGCTCGGAAACTACACCCAAATCATGCGCAAAGATTTCATCATTGCTGACAACTTGGGTGGGGCGATTGATGAGGCTGGACGACGCTCAGAGATCGCTTACCAGTTGGCCAAGAAGGGCAACGAGCTGAAGCGTGACATAGAGTTTAACTTCTGCGGCGTAAACCAAGCGGCTGCCGCTGGTTCTTCTTCTGCGGCTCGCAACACTGCCTCTCTTAGCGCGTTCATTCGCACTAACACAAGCAAAGGCACCGGCGGCGCAGATCCCACCGTATCAGGCGGCATTGTTAATGCTGCTCGAACAGACGCAAGCACATCAAACCGTCGAGCATTCACTGAAGCAATGCTAAAGACAGTGGTACAGGGCGTGTGGTCGCAGGGCGGAGAGCCTAAGTTCTTAATGGTTGGCCCACACAACAAGACTGTTGTAAGCGGCTTCGCAGGTATCGCTGCACAGCGTTACATGGCACCAGAGGGGCCAACAACAATTGTTGGAGCTGCTGACGTTTATGTTTCGGACTTCGGTTCGATATCAATCGTTCCTAACAGATTCAGTCGCGAGCGCGATGCGTATGTGGTTGACCCTGATTTGGTTGAGATGGCTACATTGCGACCAATCCAATCGGAAGAGCTTGCAAAAACTGGTGACGCAACCAAGTACATGCTCTTGGTCGAAGCGGGTCTGCAAGTCAACAACGAAGCCGGTCTCGGCATCATCGCTGACTTAACAGCTGCGTAAAGGAAGAAAATGGAAGATCGACGCACACTTGCTGTTGATAAAGCCACTGGCATTAAAACAGAGTTCGTTTACGAATCCGGTGATACGTTAAAAGACGACACGGTTAAGATTGCGACCTCGCAAGATGTAACCAAAATCGTTGAGGCGAACAAGCGGGCGCGTAATGAAATTGATCGCCACCACAAGTTCGGGGAGTGGTCGAAAGTTGCGTCTATTCCATTGACTGTACTGTACGACTTGAAGCGGCGCGGAATCGCCGACGATCCCGCCGCGTTCAAGCGTTGGCTCAACGATCCAGATAATCGTGCGTTTAGGACGCGCGACGCCAGGATCTAATGGCCGTCACTAATTACAGCGAACTCCAGGCAGCGGTTGCTGATTGGCTGAATCGCGACGATTTAACGGCCGCCATTACAAATTTTATTTCGCTTGCAGAGGCTGAGTTGACCAGGACGCTGCGGCATCGATCGATGATCAAGCGATCCACGGCAACCATCGACAGCGAGTACTCCGCAACGCCAGGGGATTGGATACAGACCGTGTCCCTGATCCTAGAGACAGACCCTGTCCGGCAAATGGAGTATGTGACAAACGAGGCGTTAAACGGTTTAAAAGTCAGCAGCAGAGCGACCGGCACACCGACGCACTTCACACACGTTGGGACAGAGATACAGGTTCACCCAAGGCCGGATAACACGAGTACTGGCTACACAGGCGAAATTGTTTATTACGCAAAGATCCCCGTTCTCTCTGACTCCAACACCACCAACTGGTTGCTGACTTTGGCGCCAGACATTTACCTGTACGGCGCTCTGATTCAAAGCGCGCCATACCTGAGAGACGACGAAAGGCTGGCCACCTGGGCGAGCCTTTACCAAAAACTAATCGAAGACCTCTACGTCAGCGACCAACGCACTCGCGGGCAGACGAGCGTAAGAATGCGCGCGGCTGCGCTGCAATAGGAGTTAACAATGGCTGGTTTTAGTGACTACTTAGAGAACAAGCTGCTGGCGCATACGTTCAGCAATACAGCGTATTCGAGTCCTGGCACCGTTTATCTGGCGCTCTATACAACCGCACCAACAGACGCCGGAGGCGGCACTGAATTAAGCGGCAGCGCATACGCGCGTCAAAGCTGCGCGTTTACTACAACCGGCGCTCAAGCCAGCAACACCTCTGCGGTAGAGTGGCCAACGGCTACAGGCTCTTGGGGGACTGTGGTTGCTGTCGGGGTGTTCGACTCATCATCAGGTTCCACCAACCTGTTAGCCTGGAACAACCTCACAGCAAGCAAAACCATCAGCACGGGCGATGTCTTCCGCATAAATGCGGGTGACCTCGACATTGATCTCGACTAGTGAGCCAGGGCTACGGCAATGGCAGTTACAACTCTGGCAAGTGGAACGTATGGAGCTATAAAGATGGCTCTTCAACGATCACTGCCACGGGTGCGCTCGCTTGCGCTGGCACTCGCGTCCAGCACGCGGCAGCTGCCATCACGGCTACTGCGAGCGTTAGTTGTGGCGCTCATCGCGTTGTTCCTGCTTCTAGCTCA